CCGGCAGGACAGAGGGGGGGCGCGAAGGAACTCGGCCTTTCCAATCTTGTCGCGGAACCGGAGCCTCCATGCCACGCTATGCCACCATCATCACCGCCGATGACGGCGCCGAGATCGTCAGCGCCGTTGGCGAGTTCGAGGGCGCAAGCCTGCCGCGCCGTTCCGGCCGCGTCGAGGAAGTGGCGCCGGGCGTGCTGATCGGCATGGTGCGCGGCGAGCCGGTCGGCGCGGTCGCCGGCTTCGGCTTTCCGCGCCAGGGCCTCGATCCGGCGGTCGTGATCACCACCACCGCCATGCTTAGGGCGACGGGTACGCCGGCCGCCGACGTCAAGCCGCCGAAGGCAGCTCGCGCCAGGCCGCGCAAGAAGCCGGCGCGCAAAGTCGCCAAGGCGCGGACTTCCGCCAAGGCATCAACATCCGACGCGGTAGTCCATGGCTGACGGTGCGCGCAAGGTGCGGCGCAGGGCCACCGGCGTAAGGCCTGCGGCGGCAAAGCCCGAAACCGCCGCCCCGACACCCCGCCCGAAGCGCGCGAAAAAGACCCTGGGCGACGACTTCGCCGCAGCGCTGCGCGCCGATTTCCGCGCCCATGGCGCCGGCGTCATCGCCGCGGTGCGGGCGGAAAAGCCCGACCAGTACCTGAAGGTCGTGCTGACCATGCTGCCAAAGGAATTCTCGAAGAACCTCGATGCCGACAAAACCAATCTCGACCAACTGAGCGATGAGGAGATCCGCAGCCGCATCCACGGCCTCGAAGCGAGCCTCCGTCCGTTCCTCGACAGCGATGCGCGCCTATCTGGCGCTGCTGGAGGAACTGGAGAAGAGGCGTAGTCGCAATCAGCTGGCGGCCTACAAGCCGTACCAACGCCAGGCCGAGTTCCACTCAGCTGGCGCGACGCATCGCGAGCGCCTGTTCATGGCCGGCAACCAGCTGGGCAAGACCAGGGCTGGCGGCGCGGAATGGGCCATGCACCTCACCGGCCGCTATCCTGACTGGTGGGCGGGCAAGATGTTCGAGCGGCCTGTCCGGCTCTGGGCCGCCGGCGTCACCGGCGAAGGCACGCGCGACAACCCGCAGCGCGTGCTGGTCGGCCCGCCGCAGCAGCAGGCCGCCTGGGGCACCGGCATGATCCCGGCTGACGCCATTGCCGACACGGTGATGGGTCGCAGTGTTCCAGGCGCAATCGACAGCGTCATCGTGCGCTGGGGCGGTGGCGGCGATGTGCAGGCCGGTGAAAGCGTGCTTTCCTTCAAGAGCTACGAGAAGGGCCGCGAGAAATGGCAGGGCGAGACGCTGCACGGCGTCTGGTTCGACGAGGAACCGCCGCTCGACATCTATTCCGAAGGCCTCACCCGCACCAACGCCACCGGCGGCATCACCATCGTCACCTTCACGCCGCTGCTCGGCATGAGCGATGTGGTGCTGCGGTTCCTGAGCGCGGGCGAGGTGGAGAAGATGGTGAAGGGGTGAGAGTTTGCTGCCCCATCCCGCAATCCTCGGGACGGGGCAACGCTTCGCAAGCCGCTCGGTTCAGGCGGTTGCCGGCAGGGACGAATGCCAGACCGCGTGGCGCGATATCTGCTCGTGTTCGAGGCAATCCGTCGCCAACTTGCTGATCTCCGGGTCGGCTGACGCCTTCGCCCATTCGACAAAGGCATCGACGACCACCAATCTTGCCCGGCTGGCCAGGCCCAGGCCGTAACGACGCACCACCGGCTCGGCATGATCCAGCATCGCTTCGACCATGCCCGATGCATCGTCCCGCCACTGCCCCGAAATCTCGGCGATCGCCGAGAACGGTGTCAGCGGCCTGAGCAAAGCGGCGTGCTGGCGCGCGAACTTCAATTGCCAGTCCTTTGCAAAGCGCACGAACTGAATGGCCCCCACGCGCACGCCGTCGTGCTCGTCATCGAGGGCAAACAGGGCTTGCCCCAGATAGGGACCATGCTTGCGCGTGCTGCATCGCAAGATGCACTCCACGGCATCGAAGCGCGTGCGCGGGTTGTCGTCCTCCAGCAAGGCCGCCAGTTCGCCCACCATCGAGCTGATGTTCTGGTTTTGAAACGTGGCAAGGAAGGCGCCCGTCGCCCGCGTCCGGGCATTGGCCGATGTGAGCAGGAGGCGCAGGCTTTCCAACGGAACAGTGTTGCCAAGCTCGCCCAGAAAATCGTTCGCGGTCGAGCCGTCATCGTCATCGGAGAGCGACAGCAGCCGCTGCAGCATCTCCTCACCTGTCATGTTGTTTCTCGATTTGCCGAGCGGCAAGAGCATCTTGCCGCCTTCGCTGAAGAAAAGATGAGCGGTCTCGCTGTCCTCCTCGGACAGGCGCATAGCCTCGAATAGATCTGTCATGGCAAAGGGTGGCTTTCCCACCCGCGTAGAGTACGGGCCGCGCGCAATGCTGAGGCCCAACAAGCATCGGTGTGTCGATGCGGGGCGACATCTATCGCATAAAGCCGCGGATGAAAAGATGGAGGTACGGAATTCCATCCCTCGCCGAACGGGCTTCCTAAATCAGGGGTAATGGCTGCCCGCAAGCTGCCGGGCGCGGGCCTTGGGATCGGTTGCCTTCCGGGTCAGCGGTTGGCACCAGATCCTTTCATCACCTGTGATCTGATTGTACCATATATTGCAAACTTTATTTGGTGTGTCCGGAATGCAAACTTCGCGTTTGAAGCCAGTGGCACCATATGGAAACATCCGGCACGTCTTTTTGCTTGTGTCGTACGGAACGTTCGATTGGCATGCTGATGCAGTGGCTGCAATAGCCACAATTATTGCCATGCGGATCATGTATCTCCCCCGAGTCATCATCAGCTTGGCATTGATAAACAGTATTATCAATGGCGTTGGCTGGTCGCGGGAGGTAATTAGGGAAAGCTAACATGTCCCGCCACGTCACCTTCATGACCATCGACGATGCCGGGCATTATTCGCCCGAGCAGCGCGCCGCGATCATCGCCGCCTATCCGGAGCATGAGCGGGAAGCTCGCGCGAAGGGCATTCCAGTGCTGGGCTCCGGTCGCATCTTCCCGGTGGCGGAGGACTTGATCGCATGCGAACCGTTCCGGCTGCCGCGCTGGTGGCCGCGCATCGGCGCGCTCGATTTCGGCTGGGATCATCCTTCCGCCGCTGTCGAGCTGGCCTGGGATACCGAAGCGGACGTCGTCTACGTGACGAAAGCCCATCGCGCCGCCCAGCAGACGCCGGCCATGCAGGCCGTGGCGCTGAGGGCCTGGGGCGAGTGGCTGCCCTTCGCCTGGCCGCGCGATGGCCGTCGCGAAACGCTGGAAGGCGCCGGCGTGGCGCTGGCAAAACAATATGCCGCGCATGGGCTGAACATGCTCACCGGTCACGCCCGTTTCGCGGACGGCTCCGTCTCGGTCGAGGCCGGCCTGATGGACATGCTCGACCGCATGCAGTCCGGCCGCTTCAAGGTGTTTTCGACGTTGACCGCCTGGTTCGAGGAATTTCGACTCTACCACCGCAAGGACGGCCAGGTGGTCAAGCTGCGGGACGATTTGATGGCGGCGACACGCTACGGCGCGATGATGCTGCGGGAAGCGATAGTCGATCCTGCTGAGTTCAAGGCGGCGCGGAAGTCGCCGGCACAGAGCGACCCGCTGGGCGCGTTTCGGTGAGGCGCTAGACTAGGACAGCGTCAAAGTCGTCCCGGATAACGCCGCCCAGTTCCGCGCGCAGCAATCGAAGGATGGCCAGCACTTCCTCATCTCTTTCGTAATGGCGGCCGCTGACATCGGCCATGATTGCCAGGCCGCCGTCGTCCTCCAAATTGGTGATGTTGAAGTAGGCTATGGCCCCGTCGGCCCCGTCCGGGAGGACCCAGGGTTCGGATTGCCCGGGCAAGGCTGTGCTGAGCCTGTCTCGCGCCTGTTGCTCGTCGGCCAATTCCTCGAGGAAATAGCTCTTCAATCCAGCCCCGCTCTATATTTGCGCAATGTTGGCATATTGCATTCGGTTGTGGCTTACGACAACAAGGGCAAGCAGTTCGGCGGATTTCGCGGGGGTACAGAATGGAATCTGAAAGCAGCTTGCTCGGCTATCTCATATCGTGGTTGCCGATGCTGATTTACCTGATACCGCAGCTTTGGGTCACGATCTGGCTGACCTTCAAGCTTATCCGCGTCCAGCAGCAGATGGTGCGGGCGCAGGAAGGCATTCTTGCCAAGCTCAGCGAGATCGATAGCCGCATGGCGGGCAAATCCGCAGCGGAATAGTCGCCGGGTTTCTCCGCCTCGTCATTCGCCGGACATGGTGAACCGCCGCGCATTTGTTGTCCTCAAGGTTTGACCGGAGGACCGATGCGGTGACGGCCGTCGCCTCGCGTTCGTCATGCTCGGGCTTGACCCGAGCATCCATGCCGGACCTTTGCCGCAGAGTACAACGGTGCAGAATTCTGTAACCGTTGCAACGCCTTGGCGTCACGACATGGATCCTAGGGTCTGCGCTCGTCGCTCCGCTCCTTGCTTCGCCCTAGGATGACGAAGAGGTGGGCGCCGGGCCTTCCATACGTCGCCCTGA